AGGAAACAAGTGCTTGGAACTCCACTTGCAACAACAGAGACGCGATACCAGCCATTTGGAAATTCTTCAATCGAGCTTGAGACAACAGAAAAACCATTAGCAGGTGCGCTAGTTACACTAACTACAGGACTTGCCCCAGACATTGTTAGCTGTATTCCAGCATACTGTATAGCCGACGATGCAAAACCAATGGTAAAATACGGCGCGGCGTTAGATGTTGGTTTTTTTATAAAAACAGATATCGTCTTGGTCCCCGTTCCTGCGCCTGTAAGATTAGATTGAACTCCAGTGGCAACACCAGACGAAGTAAGCGACAACTCCCTAATCTGGCTTGAACCAGTCACCGATGTTCCTGTAATTGTCGTTGCGGTAATGTTTGTGGGTGTTGATGTTAGATAGAGGTCAGAGTTAAGGACTGAATTACTCCTCGACTCCTCAATCAACAGTCCTTTGCAAGCAAGCGTCACAGGGTCGTGGTCGAAGCGTGGGGTGTTGATTGCTGCCGATTGGATTAGTCCGTTGCTGCCCACGAACGTAGCAGTAGATGCTCGCGTGAACGTAGGAGTTGGACCTTTACGGGCTGTCAGAGTCTTATCCGCAGCAAACGCAAGATCAAGCGATAATCCATCAGGATTTAACGCTCCACCGCGACTAAGCATATTTCCAAGTGAGTAATTCATCAGTAGCGCATTTGCATGTTAGCGTTAGTAAAGACACGGTTGGCAACCATTTGCAAAGTATGTTGCTCGTCGATGCGAATCATTTCTTCCTGGAGCAGCATGTCTGCTTCTTGGTCTGCCATTACTGCTTTCTCTTGCTGTCCTTCCGCACGAAGGTAGTCAGCGTATGTGCCGTGTGCCATGTATTGAAACCACTCTGCGGGGATTGCTGTGGACTCTCCTTGCGCATCTCCGAAGGTATCGGTGAACTGCCGCTTGTAGGTCACATAGGCTTCCGTAGGATTCAAGTCTCCAGCGACCAACGTAGCACCTTCAGCGGTAACCATGATGTCGTATTCTTGAACTGACCGATTAAGCCACGGTGCTTGTTTGTGGATGCGCAGGTATGTGTCAATAGGGTCTTTTCCAGACTCAGTATATGGCACTACGCTACCTGTCACCGCTCTCTCTTCCCCGATTTTGAGGAAGCGAGGCCAGTAGTTTGTTGAGCGAAATGCTCTTAATGCTCGGCGATTTATTAAAGCCTTAATCCGCCCAAGCTCTAGCGTAGCAAAGACAACCCCGCTTAGTGCTTGGATAAGAGAAAGTAGCTCGGCGTAGGTTCTAGTTTGCATTAAATATTACCTGCTTTCAGGTGTGATTGTGATTTGAAAAAGTCACGAACGAATTGACGGTCATCCCAGCATTCGCTCCCGTATTTGTTTGCGAGTAGTAAATACTCACGCTGCGGAATAGATCCAACAGGCTTACCTGCAATGGATTTCACTTCACGCATTTTTCTCGCTTCTGCCGCTGCTTCAATTTCCCTGCGTTTCTCTAAGCTCTCTACGAACTTACGACCTGAGCAAAGCTCACGAACTAGGGCAGCGTTAATTTCTTCGTTAGCAAACATAAGTAAGAAAGGGGAGAGAGATTTTACCCTCCCTCCCCAGTTATGAATTAGGCAAGATATTGGGCGAGATCAAGAATCTCAAGACCAATGATGATTTCACCAGCGGTAATGCTTGCAACAGCAGCATCAGTCACTTTGATGTAAACTGGAGTCGAAGCACTTGCAGCAGCTTTTGGAAGGTAACCACCTGCGATGGTAGTAGTTCCAGCGGATTGCACAAATACATCACCAGTGTTGAACGTTGGGAGTCCAGTGGTCATTGCATCAACGTCAAGAGCGTCGATGAATTCGTCTGGATCTGCCAATGTAGTTCCGATGTTTACAACAAGGCTTGTGGAGCCTACGACAGCAACGGATTCAATTACTGCGCACAGCGACACAGCACCGCCAGCAGGAATTGTTGCGATTTGACGGGTTCCACCATTGCCGATAGCAATAAGGTCTGCCGCAGTAAGACGAATTACGTCAGTGTAAGGTGAACGCTCGTTATTAGTAAGTTTAGCCATAGTATATTATTTCTAGTTAGTTAAGATTAGTAAGCGATTTTGCCGTGAGCTTGCGGGTGTTTGACACACAGAGTTCCTGCAACGTCAACAAATCCACGCTCGCCACCACCTTGGTTCTCAAGGCGAGTAGCACCCATTGGGATAAGGGTGTTGAAGCCAAGATACTTAGGATTAAGGACATAACCCACGTTGGTCGAACCAGTTGGCATACAGCTTGGGTTGCCGTTGACAATCTTAACAAGACCAAAGTCGGAGTCATACAAGTTCACCGACAGGGTGATTTGCTTGCTCGTAGCGTCTTGGTTGACGTGGTAGGTAACACCAGCACTTGCAGGTTGAGCGCGGGTAAAGTTACTGATCAACTGACGAAGTGCCACGTTAGCAACAAGTGTCAAGCTGTTCATTTCACCGTTCTTAGCGAAGATCGAACCAATCAAAGTGTTGAAGGAACTTTCGCTGATGGTGGACGAGATAATCGAACCAGAAGGAGTGCGATAATCAGAAGGAACTGGGTTAGTTGCTTGGGCTGTGGACTGAATCCATTTGCCAAGACCACGCATTCCGTAAGGAGTGCCAGCACCGTTTTCAACCGTCATCTCGTTGTCAGAGGCGATGGTTGCTTCGATGTCGCGTTTGATTTCACGCATCGACTTGGCTTCTGCTTGTGCTACGTTAGCAGGACCAACGCTAGTTACAGCTTGTTGCAAGTTCGACACGATGTAATCGCGGCGCATCAGTTGGATGTAGTTGCCAAGGCGAGCACGGTTAGCGAACTTGTCGCTGAACGAGGTCACATCGGAACCTTCACTGATACCAGTCGTTGCTGGAGCAGCCAGGGAGTCAACAGTCCACTCGGAATAAGTGGCACTTGCTTTACCTTTGCTGCAAAGCGATAGGATAGGAGTTTCTTCTGGAGCAAGGATAGCAAGTTCGTTGCTGAGATCCTCGCGGTTGGACACGGCGGAACCCTGACCTGTTTTTGCGGTAGGGGCGGATGGTTGATAAGTATTTGAGATGGGCATAGTCTTAGTTAGTTAAAATTATTTGTATTTAGCGATTCTTGCGGCAATCCATTCCTCTGGACTTCCACTCTTTTCAAAGCGGGTATAAGCATCGACAACTTTGCTCTTCGGGGATGTCGAGGACTTCGCAGCTCCTGCTCCAAATGGGGAAGATGATGGACTGACTTTCAGTCTGTTCCCCACCGCAGGTTGCTTCTTGATCCTTGTTCCTCCGTTGATGGAGTTGGCGGCGTGTGCCAGGATGTATTCGATTTGGTAGCCAATTTCAGGAACTTGTTTGCGTAGCTTTTCGATAAGCGGGTCAGACACTAAACTTCGGAATTGTTTCCCTACGACTGAGGTTTCATCCTTAATGTCGGGAACTTCTTCTTCTGCGGCTGCGATGTATTGACCTTTCAGTTGCTCCAGTTGGGCGATCTGTTGGAGATGCGCTTGCTGGGCAGGTAAGAATTTAGTCAACGCCTCGCGGGAGTTGCGGTTAGCTTTACGAATCTGCTGTTTGGTGAACTCCTTGTCTCCAACTAAGATTATATCCTCGGCGCGATAATCTTCGTATTCCTCCAGTAGTTCATCTGTTGTTTCAAGGGTTCGCTCAAGTTCTTGATACTTCGCTTTCAAGTCATCAAATGACTGGATTTCACGAAATGGATTCTCGTCTTGAGGGACTTCCTTGACTGCTGGTTGAGATTGAATCTTTTCCTCCAAGGCTTTCTTCTGAGCGGTTAGCTCGCCAATGCGTTGAAGCAATCGGCTCTTACCTTTTTTGGCTAAGGATTGAATCTGTTCAGCCGTCAACGACAGTAGATCAATTTCACTTTCCTGCTCCTCCTCTTCTTCTTCGGCTTCTTCCTCGGCTTCGGCTTCCTCTACTTCAGCGGGAATTTCTTCCTCCTCGGCTTCGGGTGCTTCTTCTTCGGGTTGTTCCTCAGATTCAGGTTCTGGATTATGTCTTGCCGTTCTCTGAGCTACAAGCTCTTCAAATGACATGTTGGACACTGATTCAATAGCTTCAGCGGTAGCTTCTGGATTACTCATATTAGGAACGCCATTTACGCTCGGCGGTGCGATTCGCGAGGACGTTAACGCAAAAGTAGTGCATTTGTCAATAGCAAACATTTGCAATCATGTTTTTTATGCAAAATAATCCTTGCATTCCGAAAACTGCTGTGTAAATTCGCGGCGACGAGAGGTCGAATTCATCGTTGCAAATTTTGCTCCATTAATCATGGTTTGGAGTTAAGGGCTAGCACAGGTATTTCGACCTCCTTGTGCTAGTCCTTTTTCTTTGGGCTAGATTAACCAAGAAACAACTATGAAAGAACCATACACCCGAACAGAAAACACCGCGCTAGTATTTGCGGCTAGATACACGCACAACAGAAAAACGGGAGGCACGCTCGCAATCGTCCGTTGCCTAATCATAAATTGGCATCGCATAGCGCCAAGCACGCAAGATCAAATTTTAACGGAGGCATACAACGAAGCACAATACAACCGCGACGACTGGCAAAAGCTTTTCGACCACGCCAACTACAAACCAACCGAACAATGAAAACAGAATCAGAAACACCGAGGACGGATGAACAAACAATTCGCGCATGGATGGACTTGCAGAACATGACAACCTTCGCGCGCCAACTAGAGCGCGAGCTAAACGCTCTGACATCAGAGCGCAACAATCTCGACGCGAGTTTGACGGCTGCAATAAGTTCCTCCAATGCACGACACTTTGAGTCAATGGAACACGAAGCCAAAAGCAAGCAACTAGAGCGAGAGCTTAACGAGGCGCGGGAGGATGCTGCTAACCAGCGCAGACTTGCTGACATGGCACTAGCGCACAGAGATGTGATTATCGCAGAACGCGACAAATGGAAGGCTAACCATGACAATCAAGTTGTCATCAATCGCACTCTTAGAGACAGACCTGACTTGGGCGAAAGGGCTAAGTTAGTCGAGGCTCTAACCAAACAGCGCGACCATTACAAAGCGGCGTGCGACCAATATAGCGAGGATGAAATGCTTTGCAAGCTTGCTGAGGTCACCAAGCAGCGGGACGCATTGGCTGAGGCTTTAGAGGAGGCAAAGATCGCAGAGATGCAACTTGAGAATGCCGACATAAACCTAGAACAATGTCGCCTTAATTTCGTAGGACGAATCAAAAAGCTAGAACAAGAGCGCGATGCGTTGGCTGAGGCTCTCGGACCGTTCGTAACACTGAATCCTTTGAGTAAACGTGTGCAAGAAAGATGGCATGGCTATGTATTGAATGCCAAACAAGCCCTAGCAGCCTTGAAAGGAGAATTACAATGAAAACCTACCGAAAAATCACAATCCTATTTGCCGATGAAGAACCAGCCATGAGCTACGCAGACGAAACCTTGGCGCAGACCGTGCTGGAGCGTTGCGAGGAATGGCAGCAAAAAGAGCTAGAGATCGGCAACGACTACGTTGTGGAAGCAATCAACGCTTACAAGTATCGTGACAAAAAACTAGCTCATAATGATGCTCATCCGCTTGATCCAAGCTATGTGAACGCGCAATACTACGGACTGAAAACAGTTCTTTTATACGAGTGATTCACAGAGACAAGAAACCCGTAGAGATTAAATTTCCCTACGGGTTCTTGGAACACAGAACGCTGAAAACACACAGCGAGAAAATAAAAGCAGAATAGTGACAAATGTCAATCTTCTTTTTTTAATAGGATCAAAAGCTCGTCCAGCGTAGCAACACTGCCGACGATCTTCATAACCTCGTTTGGCTCTACGCACTGGCGCAGGTCACCGAAAAAACGCTCACGCTCATCTCGAATGAACTGGATGATAGCTTTGAACTCATCACGGTCGGATAGAGCTTCAACGGCTTGGACAATAGTTGGCTTGGGTAGTGGTGTCATTTACGTTTTGCTTTCTTTTTGGGAGCGCGAACCATCTTGATTTCAACCTCAACATAGCCTTTGCCTTTTTTGCCGTATTCTTTTCCTTCGTGACCACAACTGTTTGATTTACCTTTTTTCATATTATTTACGTTTAGATTTATTAGCTTCACTTAAAGCGATAGCGATTGCTTGCTTGCGGCTCTTTACTACTGGAGCTTTCTTTGGACCTTTAGGATCTTTGCCAGAATGTAACGTGCCAGATTTGAACTCGCGCATGACTTTCTTAATTTTAGTTTGTGCTTTTTTCATAGATTAAAAAGAATCTTCTAGTCCACAGCGTCCTGCGTGTTCACACGTTATTTCGTGATGGCTCCATTGTTAAGAGGGATTACCGAAGTTAGATGAAATTATTTCATTGATTTACTGCCTTTGCAACGCCATTTTTTACGACTTAACTGGTTCGGCGAGTTGGGGTCACTGCGCCAGTTGCCTTTGATAGCATTGCTTCTAGCACAATAGCTGTCAGCTTTTGCCGTGCCTGGACGAATACGATCACCACCGTCAGCAGCTTTACCTGCTTGACCATACTTGATCGTTTTCTTCCGCCCAGTCGCGGGGTTGGTTATTACTTTCGTGAAACGCTTTTCCATCACTTCATCTTTCGCTTGATTTTCCGCTCCTGCTTCAGCATCTCTTTTGTTGGCTTTTTGCCAGATCCTTTAGCATCGCGGATATTATCCCACATTCCTCGCTGAGAGCGAGAACCGTCTGCACGTTTGATTAGTTTCTTCATTGTTCCATCCCTTGTGTTGTTACGCCACCCATTTCAGCGGGTGCTGTTCCGATACGTCCAATCTCAGCGTTCTGAGCCTGTTGTAGCTGGAACTGGTACTGACTGGCATATTTCTGCAAGCGACCTGCAAAAGCCTCGTCTTGCTGCGCTCTAGCCGCAACATCGGGCTGCTGGACGTAAGCCTGAACCATCTGCATTGCAATCTGTGCGCCGTTTGGTTGAGCGGGAACTTCGATGCCAGAGAAGATCTTGGAAAGGTCATCTGTGACGTTCTTCGCAATCTTCTGTTGTGCTTCCTCAACGGGTTGCAGAACGTAGTCAGCAAAGATTGGATTGATGGACGATGCGGCAAATTCAAGCAGTTTGTTGATGTCAAGAATGCCATTGCGATCAAGCTGAGTAAGCGATACCATATTCTTCAACTGAGTCTCTGCTGTTTCTGGATCACTTGCTAAGGAGTCAAATGATACCATGATTGAATAGTTTTCATCTGGGCTTCCTTTGGTCATTACTTGGGGATTAGGATTCCCTGTAACTTGGAAGAAGATTTCATCAGGACCCATGCGCTGATACAGCTTCCATGCCATCGTAAGAACGTCTTTAACGTGGTCAAGGAACTTGCCGATGTAATACTGCTGACGCGCAGTGGATAACGGATTTGTAAGATCCAGCCCGATAGCACGGTCGGCTTGTTCACGCATGGAAAGCTCGCTTTCTACAGAGCCGTCATCTCGCGGAGGGATTGGACCGAATGCAATTTCACCTAGTCGGCGATATGGCACTCTGCGCCCAGGACCCCAATCCGATGGTGGGCGACCAGCAGGGTGCATGATTGGTGGAAGTGTTGCCAAAGACGCACGGTCGATACGACTGTCACGCTCGGTCTTGATTTGCATCTGAGGACCACGGAGAATGTCAGAGAATGTCTGCACCTCATACATCCGCTTCTGGTCGTTAGCTAACCGAGTTACCACAAATGGGTAGTCATCGTAACCGTTAAGCAGTTCATGCTTGGCATAGCCATCTGTTTGTGGGTGAAACACAGTGCAGTAAATGCCCTCAGAACCATCATCCTCGTCGATTAGACGCTGATACGCATAGACCACCATAACAAGATCGTTGTCATCGGTGATTGGCAAGCGAGTCTGAGTCTTTACTTTCTCGCCATCGAGATACATGGAGTCTTTACCACGAAGGGTTTCGATAGCGTTATCTACCCACTTGCGATCCCATCCTTCGTTCGTCACCTTCTTCTCAAGCTCTTGAGCCGTGAGGAATGTTCGCCAGAACATGTATGGTGCGCGTTGTGGATCTGAGATGTAAGATGGGAACATCACTTCGCCATCGGGAGCGCAAGCATAGACTATTGGGCAGTCAACAGTTTGGCGTGATAGTGGAATTTCAGCAACACCCATCTTGCGTAGGTCTTTAATTGCTTTCTTCGCTCGCTTGGTAGAAAGATCAGGGAATGAGTCTTGAATTAACTCAAGCAACATCTCGTCATCTTGCTCACTGAGAATTAACTCTACAAGATCAGGCGATGCTTGTTGGATTTGCTCTAGACTAACGCTTTGCAAGTAAGTGCGCTTCTCACGATTCCAACCAACGTAGGTAACCATGATGCCCTTCTCCATGAGATAGTTACCACCAAGTTCCATCTGACGCTTGAAGTCAGGAATGTAGGATGCTCGCATCCATTTCAGGAAGCCAGAAACCACCGCTGCTTTTGGCATTGCTGCCATAGACGTTGGGAACGCCTTGATGTGAGAGCGAGATAACGCTTGGTCAAATAAAGCAACATACATGTCGATGCGCTCGCCAACTACGTTTACCTCTTGGTCAGATGCGCCTTGCCACGGAAAAGCATTAGCTCCATTCTTGCGTAGGTCATCAGACTTGCCATCCCAGATGTTTCTACGGTCGTTGTAAGAGCGTAGGCAGGATTCAAAGTAGTAATCTAGATCAATTAGGCAGGTGTCGTAAGCATTGGATAACGCACCAATATCAGGCTTCTTGTCTAAATAAACAAGGGACTCATCTTCAATTTGTTGAATGTCATTCATGCTGTATATTGGTAGTAATCCTCAGGTTCGGAATTGACGAGAATAACATTAACTTGCTTTCCTAGCAAGCCTTTTGATATTTGAGCGGGACATTTTACGTTGACGCTGAATCCGTCGATCCGAGCTTTTAGCCATGTCGGGTTATTGCAGATACCTACAATCAACGCTTTCAATGGCGATTCTTGTATGTCTTGCACAATTTCTTCAACGACCTTTGCTGGTCGACCTCGTTTCTTTGCTTCTTTTTTGGTATTCATATTAGTAACCTCCACCTCCTTG